CCAAAAAATATTAAGTGTCTATCTGGTGTAGAAACCAACATATGCCTTGAAGCTGTAGGTGCATCAGCAAGTACAGTAGCCCTAACGGTAGTTGCACTTGCTGCTGAAGAGTCCCATTCAAAACATTTTCCATTATAAATAAGTGCTATTAATTTTGTTCCATAGTTATCTAAAACCCATAAGCCAGGATCTAATGTCACGTCTTCAGAAGATGACTCTCCCCAGGCTACATAATCAGAAATGTTACTTACTGTTGCTCCAGCACTATGTCCTGCTAGAGAAGTTCCATTAACCGAACGGGCTCCTCCACTTAAAGTTCCTGTTGAGGTGTCATTATTTGTATAACTAATATCTTCCGATCCAATTCTAATTTCTCCTGAATCTGGAAATGCAGTAGAGCTAGCTACGACTACAGTTGTAACCGCTGCATCAGATGCAATCGTTGTTGATAAAGTAGTGGTAGCAATCCCCGAGGCAGTTCCGCCAAAGTTAGCTGTTCCCCATCCATATCCCCCTAGTTGTTGATTAGGGCCAACATGGTAATAAGGGCTAGCGGTTGCGCTTCCTACATTGCTAGTGCTTCCAGTGGTCTCATTAGCAGCCATCGTTAATTCAATGGTCGTAGAAGTGGGAACCTGTGTAGCCTCGAAAACTTTACCTTCAAAATCTGTGGTTTGAAAACTAGATCCTGTAAGTGTAGTTACACTACTAAAAGTTAAAACATCCCCTTCCACCATACCGTGTGGTGATGGAAATGTTACTGTAACAGTGGGCTGTCCACTAGTTGTTGAAAAGTCACAACTAGCAATTGAAGTTCTTAACGGTGTGATGTCATAGTAAGCACCCGCGTAATAAATATAAAGAATTTTACTTGTGCCGATAGCAGAATATTTTATCCCGGCGTTGTCATCAAAGTGATGAATAGCCCGAGCTGGGCCCGTTAATTTATCGGCCCCTAATTGGTCCCATCCGCCTATTTTTTCAGGGGTTCCGTACCTAAATCTAACATTATCTCCTCCCGACCATTGCCCTTCGGCTCCTGTCTCTGTGACTTGTTTATTAAATCCGGGTAGAAAACCTAATTTCTGTAACATAATGTCCTGTTATATATACTTTTAAAGAAGGCGATAGTATCAATATTACAGGGACTTTTCAACAAAAGGATAACTAGTTTTGTTTAATTATGAGCTTCTTTATATCCGGTAAATAAGCATATTTCAACACACTATTTTCCAGAGTAGTTTTGAGATCTCCTAATGTTTCAACTAAAGGTTCCCCCGGTAAATTTAAACTGGTATTTAATAAAAAGGGTATATTAGTTTTGTTTTTAAAGGCCTTAAGAATATTATAATAGTTAGTATTTTCTTGGTCTACGGTTTGAACTCTAGAATAATTACCTTGTGAAACAACGCTTTCTACAGGGTCTTTCATTTTAAAAACATATAACATGTAAGGGGATTTTTTAATTCCATCTGCTTCGAAATAGCTCGCAAAGTCCTCTTCTAGAATAGAGCAAGCAAAAGGTCTATACCATGCCCTTTTTTTAATAGCACTTATTCGTTCTCTAGCGTCTTTTAAGGTAGCGTCTACTAACAGGGATCTATGCCCTAGCCCTCTTTGACCTTGTTCTGATCGTCCAGAAAATAAAGCTACTACTTCTTTATTAATTAATAAATCTATTATGCGATCATCATCGCAATCTTCTATCTTATAGTCTTTTAAAATATCTAAATTATATTCTGGATTAAACCCTAAAAACACCTGTTCCATTCTATTCACTTTGGTGTTCATATGTTCAAGCCAGCATTTAATAGCTGACCCTATTGAAATTCCTTGGTCATTGCACATAGGATCAATTTGAACATTAACACCAAGCTCCTTTAAAAGCCTTGTATTACTAAATATATTTTGGGCACAACCACCAGTAATAACCAGGTTCTCACAAGGGTGTTGAGATATAAATTTTTTTATATCAAATAATGTTTTCTCTTCAAAATCTTTCTGCACTCTCCATGCTATATTTTTAGAATATGTGTCCTCTTTATCAAGAGTAAGTTTTTGTTTTAAGTTATCAATGGGTTTAAAACCATCATGTCCTGTAAAATATTCTTTTTTAAACACATAGTCCTTGTTTAAAAAACTCGGAATGCTACTGTCTTCTTCTCCATAAGAAGAAAAAGCCATTGTATGACCACATTGCGTATGGTGAAGCCCTAATGAAGAATTTAATCTTCCATAAGCAACACCACATTCAGCAACATTATTATCATTAATATAATACTTTTTAAGAAGTTGGTAGACCTCGTCTTTTATTGCATAACCACTTACACACTCTTCGACCTCCAATCCTTCATGATCACTTACAGCTCCGTGTGCATCATATACATAAATATTACCTTCTCTAAATTTTGTAGTATGAAAGGCACACAACGCATGAAATATATGGTGTTCTTTTCTTCCTATCTTTAAAATTTTAGTTTTTTCAGAAATAATATTATTTCTTTTAAATAAAGAAATTAAATTGGGGACCCAATCATTGTAATCTGCCCACGTAAGAACAAAGTCATCTGGTTTTATATCATGTCGTTTTAAAGTATCTACTAATTCTCTGGAAGGAATAGCATGTGATTTAAACTTATTCGTTCTTTCTAATTGACTATGAAAAATAATTCTACCTTTTCTAAGATAAGTAATCGACCCATCGTGACCAAAATGATAAGATAAAATTTTCATAACTTTATTGTTGTATGTCCTTGATCACTGCCTGTTGGTCCTTTTATAAAAGTATTAAAAGAAATGCTTATTCTTGTAGCATTTGATTTATTAACTGCCACTTCATGCATTAACGTAGATGGAAATAAAAAAAGATGGTGGTTAATAGGATTAAACCATACTCTGTTTGAATTATATAAATTAGCCTTCTTTACATTTAGGTTGAGCAAATATTTATTAGTGTCTGAATGAAATTCAATGGGCGCAGTATCGCCATCTATAATATAATAAACGCCACTTACGATACTGTTTGGATGTTTATGAAGATGATTCTTGGTGCCTGGTTTATTATAATTAGACCAAGAATTAGTTATATATATTTTTTGTGTTTCTCCATACTCCATAACATTATGAAAATAATTATGTATCTCCTCTTCTATATAAGACTTTAATTTAGGTAATTTGTTTAAAATATATTTATGATTACCTATTAAGTTATTGTCGTAATTTACTTGAGTGTTTTGTTTTTCATCTAAAATAATTTTATGTTCAGTTTCAGATAAGTTATGTGGCATCCTGCTTAAGTAAAGAGGATGTGAAAACAAAGGACATATTCCTCCCGGTTCAATTTTAATCTCAGACATTTTCTATAAAATTATCTTTCTTCCAGGCTGGTGGAAACGTCCAACTTGTAAATGTATATTTAGTTCCTGACTGCAACTGATCAGTTTTATGTGGATGAGTTACATTAGAGGGCCAGAAATAAGCTGTTCCCACGGGTATGTCTTTATTAGAAAAATCTTGTCTAGGAAAATATAAAGTCGATCCTTTATAGTTATCATTTAATTTACAGTTCATAGTAACTAAACTTTCGTCATGGTGTAAATCTAACTCCTGTCCTTGATTTTCGTATTTAATAATCATAGGAGAAAACCAGCCTGTAATTTTAGTTTCTAAATAAATTTTTTCTAATAAGGGACATATTGTTTTTTTGTAATGGTTGCAAAAATCTTGAAATAAAAATACACTGATTTGATTTATATTAATTGTATTCCAAGGTGAGTCATTAGAATTAACACCTTTGTAGTAATAAGAAATATTTGGTGCAAACCTGTCTTTATAAAACTCGGCTATGCTAACTAGCTCTTGACAAAATTCTTTTTTATAAAAAGGTGTAATTATAATATCTTTATATACCTCATACTCAATGCCGCACCTTTCATCAACTGCATCTTTATAATTTAACATAGAAAGTCGTCCACAAGAGGCAGACCTAAATGAAGCCTTTTATCAAATTTATTTTTTTCTCCCTGCACTGAGGCATCATTGTAGTGTAAAAAAACTTGAACACATTGATTACCCTCAAAAGGTTCTCTCCAATGTTCTAATTCTTGTCCCTTATAAATTAACATATCTCCCGGTTTAAGGTTTAATTTAATACCTTTTGCTTTACTAAATACTGTAATATTTTTACCATCTGGTTCTCCAACATTTTCATTTGGGCTTAAATATATAGGGTATGGATCCCCACCAAGATTTAAGGTAGTAGATATTTCACAACTCGGCCTGTCTTTATGACGAGGAAGCATATCTCCTTTTTTATAAACTCTGACATATGAATAAGTTTCAAGAAGCTTTAAGTTTGTTTCTTTCTCCATGATTGGTTTTACTTTTTGTAATAAAATTTCCATGGCAACATCTCCATAATGACAAAAGCTGGATGGAACTTGATCAGCCGGCTTTTCGTAAGTACCAAAACTTTGATCATAGGGAGATATAAATTTTTTCTCTACAAAAGTAGCATAAACTTTTTTCTTTAATAGGATATATTCATAACAAAAATCAATAACTTCCCTAGGTAAAACATTTTCAATAACTAGATATCTACTTTCTTTAAACAACATAATTTATATTTATATTTAATCTTAAATTTGTATCGGTTTGGGAAATACTTCTATGCTTCATCTTGCCATCAAATATAAGTAATTGATTAGCTTTAGAAATAAATTTCTCCCCATTTTCAAATTCTGTATACCCATTATTATCATTTATACTATATAATGCAACCATGTGGGAATCATCGGAATCAACATGAAAACTATTTACAATAGGCTTTGATTGCCTAGGATAACAATTTATTTTCAGTCTCATTAATTTAGAGTATTTTATAAGGCCCAGTAACGGAAGAGATACTTCATTGAAATAAACACTATTTACTTTCCCTTTATTATATAAAAGATGCATAAAGAAAAAATCTGTATCCTCCTTATTTGCAACCCCTTTTACATAGAAAAAAGGAAAGTCATGATCCTTAAGACATAAGTGATTTAATTTTTGATTAATCTCTTTAGGAAGTGCATTTTCTATTAATTGAATCATCTTAATCTCCTTTATACCTTATTTATATCATACTTTTTTATAAGTAGATATAAAACAAATTTTTATTATTTAATTGATCTAGATCAATTATGTAAGTTGGGGGCCTACCGTCCATGCTACAAGAGAGTATCTTTCACCATTTAAAACAGGAGTTACCCGATGATAATAATGTGAGGGAAATACTAATAGACTTCCTTTAGAAAGCCCATGATCTACTTTTGTAACTACATTATCCCCATTGTCTTTCTGTTGTGTTTTAAATTCAAAGTCACCGCCTGTATAATCTTTTTTGTCTGATAAAAATAAAGATGCGGATAATTTTCTATTTCTGTTTTCTTTTGGAACAGGTACACTATCACAATGCCAATCATAATATTGAGAAGATCTATAAATTGTAAACTGACAGCTTTCTATCCAATCATACTTTAAATTCCATCCGGCGTTCCTATTAGCGGCAACAATAGATGGTCTTATTAAATTATATATCCAAGGCTCACTTAGCCAAACCACACTGGAGTTTCTTTTTTTATGTTGTAATTTAAGCGCTTCAGATTCTTTATTTTCAATTTTTTCTATTAGTTTTGGATCGTTCCAATGAGTTATCCCTACCTTCTCTTCTTTAGAAAAAGCATATTTTATAATATAATCACAATATCTTCGCGGTACAATATCTTTAAAATACCAATAATTGTAAGTTCGATTCACTTATAGCTTTCTTACTCAATAACAACCCAAGTATTTGTAGCGTTGTCAAAATAATAGTTAGGAGCAACTTCACCTTCAGCTAAAGCATCTACTTCAGATTTTTTTGGAGATACCCATTTTTGAAGGTCTTCATTCCATTGTACACCATGTCTATCTGCAGATTGTTCTGCTGTAGGTTTAGCTACCGGAGCTTCCCAAGCCCCATTAGCGGTTTGAGTCCATGAAGGATAAGGTTGAAGATGTTCAAATCTATCTTCTGCTTCATTATAAATTCCTCCTATCTGAGGTGCTCTTACTCTTAAGCTACCATCATTTTTAGATTCAACAAATTTAACTCCAGTTATTAATTGATCGTTTTGTTTTAAACTTTCAGCCGTCGCATCGTCAGGAGCCTGTATAACATTTGTTACAATATTGTTTGAATCTATTTCAGCAAAAGTTTTCATATTAACTTCCCCATGTTCCAGCTTTTCTACCTTCAACAACGTCAATCAGTTGCCAAACACCTGAAGCACTAGAAAATGCACCAGTTTTAACAATTACAACACCATCATATGATTTATTTGCAGCAGGACTTGATGAATCAGCATTACTATTTGCACCATGTCCATAGCCTCCGGGTGTAGATCCGTCTCTGT